TTAACTTTAGTTTCTTCAGAAACTTTCTTTTCTTCTTCCATTATTTTTACCTATTGGTTGAGTGCCTTATGGGTAAGGGTAGCTCTATTCCATAAATTGTGGGCTGATACTAAGAAATAGCCATTGCATCAGAATCAATAGCGTTATAATTAACGTCAGATTCTTGGGCTTGTACCATTTGTGTATCAGGTGGCACAGATTGTTGTTCCATCTGTCCAGATAAATCAGCAACAAAACTTTGTACTGATTGTTCTTCTGTTCCTCCATATTTTCTAGCAGCAAAATTTTTTACTACTGAAACTGGAAGAATAACATTTTCTTCCTCTTTAGTAAATTGCGTTAACAGAGGATTTAAATCTGGTGCAATTTTACTTAAGACTTTACTAACAGATGGAGATAAAACTGTAGATAATACAGCTTTATCTTCATTTGTTAAATTTTGTACTTTATCTAATAAACTTTCTTCTTTAGGTGTATTCTGCGGTGCAGGTTTTTCTACAACTTCTTTTGATGCAGTTGGCATTTTTATAGCAGACATATCTGGTGCTTTAGCTACTGGTTTTTCATTTACCATGCCAGTTGTACTAACTGTACCTTTCATATCTTTAATAGCCATTATATTTTACCTACCCAATAACATATTGGTTCTAATATTGTTCTGTATGCTCTACCTAATAAATGTATTTTATTTCTTTCTTCTTGTCTAATATCTATAGTTCTATGTATAGCAATATGTTCTAATATTTTTTTAAGAATTTTATTTGTTTTTGCTTTTTTAACTAATGGTAAAAATATTCTATGATAACCTATTTGATATTCTGGTGCTAAATTTTTAGAATGTCTTAACCATATTTTATTTCTAAATGATCCAAATCCATATGACTCATTCATCATAGTACAAACTATTTTACCACCACCTGATGATCCACCATCATTAGTTGCCCCACCTGCTGGACCTAATGCTCCTGGTCCTTTAGCTAAATCTGATTTATTTTTTTCACCTTGATAATCATTAACTTGACTTTTCATATTTTGAGTATCATCATAAAATTTATCACCAGCTTTATATCCTTTTCTTTCTATAGTTTTTTCCCTAGTTGAAATTCTATCTCTAGCACTTTTACCTACATCACCAAATGCAGATTCTCTATTCATTCCTGCAAATACATCTTTTGCTGGATTACCTGATATTCGACCATCATCTCTAACATTAAAATAATTTGCGTTAAAGGCATTTCTATTTTTTTGTTGTGGTGATAGTGTTGCATCTGATATTGCATCTATTATCATCATTCCAGGTGTTTTAATTTTACTTAAAATAGAATCTTTAGTTGTTCTTAATGATGTGCTTACTGTTTCTAATGCATTTCTTTTTATAGGTTTGACATCTTTTTTTTCATCACCTGCTAATGCACCCATCCGAGATACACCTTCAAATCTAGCTGTATCTAATGGTTTAGTTTCTGTTATTCCAAGTTTTCCACTAGCAAAGTCAGCTTCTTTCGCAGCTCTAGTTGCTGATGTATTTGAGCCAATTCTTCCACTAGCAAAGTCAGCTTCTTTTGCAGCTCTAGTTGTTGAACCATCACCACCTTTAAATCTTCTACCTTTTAAAAAATCAAAGTTAAATCCAGGAGGTTCTATATCGCCTCTCTGTACTGCAGCTGAACCTTTAAGATCTTTATCTATTGCTAATGTTGAATCTAATCTAGTAGGATTAAACTCTTGTTTAAATCTAGCTGTGTCTGATCTAAATACTCTTTCAGTTGGATCTTTAATTTTTGGAGTATCTAATATATTTTCTTGTGGTGCAGCTTGTTCTGCTGATAACCTATTACTTCTTACCATACTATCTTGAATAGTATTTGGTGTTGAAACAGTTTGTAAACTATCACTAAGTTGTTTTGCTGACTCTTGTAACATCTCACCAGTAGTATCTATTTGATTATCATTACTTCTTTCAGGCGTTTGAAATGCCATTTGAGTTTGTGTATCTACTGTATCTCCAGTTATTTCTGCAGCTGTTTTAGTATCTGTTGTAGTTGTAGTAGTAGTTGTAGTTTTAAAATCTGGTATAGATAAATTACCTATCTCGTTAAAGCCAACTTCTTTAGTAGAGTAATTACCATTACTATCACGCACTAATTCAATAGTGCCACCTGTTTTTCGATTTGGATTAAATGTTGTTACCATTTTTATTACGTCTGTTCGCCTCTTCCAGGTTGAGTATTTGCCGCACTAAAGCCAGCTTCCCCTGGCATCGGTACATCGCCTGTTCCGATGTTGCCACCTCCAGCTCCTGTTGGATCTGTTGGCGAAGCTCCTGAAGGTATTGGACCAGTCTGTCCCATTTCTGTTTGTCCTCTAGCAGCGGCTGTATTGTTTTGATTTCCATTTGCCATTCCCATTATTTGTGCATAGATCGCAGCTTTTTCTGGATCATTAATTAATTGATCTGGATCAATATCTAAAGACTTAGCTATTTCAGTTAAACATGTATGCCATCTAACAAATGGTGCAAGTGCAGGATTAGCTGCTGTTTGCATAAATGTCATTAGTCTTTGAGATCTTACTTCTTTTTGCATTAAAGAAGAAGTGCCTTGAGCTTTAATCTCTAGATCACCTTTTATTTGTGGAGCATCATCATTAAATTGCATGTTCCAATAAAATAATGATTGTCCTAGGGGCTTTAATAAATAGTCATCAATATTTTTAATAACTGTTTTAATACTTAATGCTGCAGCACCCATCAACATTGACATACCTGATGCAGTTCTAGTTGTAGATTGTACACCTGTTGCTCCATGTGAGTATG